CTGTTGCCCAATGAAGCACTAAAAGCAATTAACGATTGGCGACGATTGAATAGAGGTGCGAGCATATCTGGTGAAGAAGCAAGAAACATTTATGAATATTTAAAGTATGATAAGGGCGACGTAAAATACGGATTTTCTGGTGGCAAGTCTCTAGTAAATGTAGACTCGGTTGATATGGATGAGTTGAGACTAGAACATGGTCTGATTGCATCTGGAGGCTGGGACGCGTTACGATTTAAAGACTATCAATATGATTACATCAAGGAACTAGTGGCGAGCGGCGAGGATCTAAGTAAACCGGCAAGAATAAAATTATCTACTATACATGCAGTTAAAGGAGAAGAAGCAGAGAATGTAGTTTTGTTTACAGATTTAGAAAGAATTATTTACGAAGCAGCTCAGGTAAATAAAGACACTGAACATAGATTATTTTTTGTTGGTGTAACAAGAGCAAAAGAAAACTTATTCATAATGAATCAAGGTTATGAATATCAATACAACATAGGAGAAGAAATAATATGACAAATAAAGATATGTTTGATCAAGCATTTCCACAAGATAAGCAGATAGGCGGGAGTCACTACAAAGACTTTCATATTCAACCGTATGAATTTATTTCTAAGAACGACCTTTCTTTTTTTCAGGGAAACGTTATAAAGTACGTATGTCGTTACATGAATAAAAATGGCATACAAGATTTAGAAAAAATAATTCATTATTGTGAATTAGAAATTAAAAAAATGAAAGATATAGATGTCAAAAATAAGAAAAAATATAAAGATAAATAATTATAAATTTGTATTAGAAATATATCCTGCAAGAAATGGATGTAATGGAAAAGAAGGACCTTATTGGGAAATATTTCCACATAGCTATAAAGCATCATTATATGCTTTTAGTAATAAAGATAATTTAAATAAAAAAATAGAAAAAGAATATTTGTGAATATAATTGCTGTCTATGATTTGTGTTTTTACACACTGTGTACTTATTATTTTTGGAGTAAATTAACATGATGTTTGAAGCACAAAAGGAATGGACTTGTCCAGAAACTTTCCCTGATTTAAGTCAGGCAAAATATATTGCAATTGACTTAGAAACTAAAGATCCTAATTTAAAATCAAGAGGTTCCGGTGCAGTTATTGGTGAAGGTGAGATAATAGGTTTTGCTTTAGCTGTTGATGGTTGGTCAGGTTATTATCCAATAGGACATAGAGAAGGTAATTTAGATAAAAGAATTGTTCTAGATTATATAAAAGAAGTTTGTGCAACTGATGCAGTTAAAATATTTCACAATGCAATGTATGACGTTTGTTGGTTAAGAGCATACAATATAAAAATAAATGGTTTCATTGTAGATACAATGGTTATGTCATCATTAATTGATGAGAATAGATTATCTTACACATTAAATAGTATTGGTTTTGAATATCTAAGAGAAGTTAAAGATGAAAAAGGATTGAAAGCTGCAGCAGAAGCTGCTGGTGTAGATGCTAAATCAGAAATGTATAAACTTCCTGCAATGGATGTTGGAGCTTATGCAGAAAAAGATGCAGAACTTACTTTAGAATTATTTAAAGTTTTATCTAGAGAGATACACAAACAAAATTTATCTGAGATATTTGACCTGGAGACACAACTCTTTCCTTGTTTGATTGATATGAAATTCAAAGGAGTAAGAGTAGATGTAGAAGCAGCACACCAATTAAAACAGTCAATGGTGCAAGAAGAACAAGAGTTATTATTAACAGTAAAAAAAGAAACAGGAATTGAACCACAGATATGGGCAGCGAGAAGTATTGCGAAAGTTTTTGACAAACTCGATTTACATTATGAAAGAACTTTGAAATCACAAGCACCATCCTTTACTAAAAATTTTTTATCTGAACATAAACATCCATTAGTACAAAAGATTGCGAAAGCAAGAGAAATAAATAAAGCACATACAACCTTTATAGATACAATATTAAAACATGAGCATAGAGGTAGAATTCATGCGGATATTAATCCAATAAGATCGGATCAAGGAGGTACAGTTACCGGAAGATTTAGTTACAGTAATCCTAATCTACAACAGATCCCTGCAAGAAATAAAGATTTAGGACCGAAGATAAGATCTTTATTTATACCAGAACAAAATCATACTTGGGGTTGTTTTGACTATTCACAACAAGAACCAAGATTAGTTGTACATTATGCAGCAACTACAGATCCAATTATGTATGATGATTCTGTTACACAAATTGTAGAAAAATTTAAAAGTGATTCAGTAGACTTTCACCAAACTGTTGCAGACATGGCAGGGATATCAAGAAGTAATGCTAAGACAATTAACCTTGGATTATTTTATGGTATGGGTAAAGCAAAACTACAAGCAGAATTAGGTTTATCCACTAAGGCAGAAGCAGAAAATTTATTTAATCAATATCATGAAAACGTTCCATTCGTTAGAGAGTTAATGAATAGAACTTCACAACATGCTCAACTATCAGGATCAATTGGAACATTACTTGGTAGAAGATGTAGATTTAATAAATGGGAACCAAATACTTTTGGTATGCATACACCTATGTCTTTAGAAGAAGCGGAAAGAACTTATGGTAGAGGAAGAATTAGAAGAGCTTTTACATACAAAGCTTTAAATAAATTAATTCAAGGTTCAGCTGCAGATATGACTAAGAAAGCAATGTTAGATTTATATAATGAAGGTATTATACCGCACATACAAATACACGATGAATTGGATATTTCTGTAGAGTCACCTGAGCAAGCCAAAAAGATAATTGAAATTATGGAAAATGCTGTTAAACTAGCGGTCCCAAATAAAGTTGATTATGAATATGGTAATACTTGGGGTGAAATACATGGATAAATATTATGGCATATTTAAACGCGAACATTCCTCCAATCTATTGCAAAATACGGAAGGAGTATCTTTATGATCTTAAAGAACATCACGGAGAGTTTGAAGACTGCGTTATCTTTGGTTTGGTCTCTATTTCAGGTCGCGCACTCTTATTTAACATCATGCTACCCAATGGTGCGTGCTTTTGGCGTTTGCCTATATCAGCGTTTTTTCAAAAAGAATTTTCCAGAGCCGATGTGCCGGATATGCAGGCGAACGAGTTACAGTTGTGGAACTGTTTTAGTTATTGGCCTAGCGTGCATTGCTTTGATTGGTTGGCTGGTATAGATGGTAAATATCTAGGAAAAGATAAAAAATTCTATCATGGACAATATTTATTTACTATTGACTGGGCTCATCCAGAGACTAATATACTCAATACAGAGCATTCTGAAATTCCTCAAGAACATAAGTGTGCACACATACTGGCTCTTACTAACGGGAATTATGCAGCTCAGCCTAATAATCGTATTCTGTGGCATGTTAATAGCTACACTACTGATAACAGCTGGCCTGACTATAAAGTGCAAAATACGGTCTGGGATGTTGAAACTTCGGACTGGGTTACAGAAGATTCTGATAAAATGTTCTATGAAATAGAACCAACGGAGGACAAATGAATTTAGAAAAAGATTTAAAAGAACTGAGAAAACAAAAACAGATGAAAGAATCTGCGATTGCTCAACTTAGAAAAAGAAGTAAAGATTCTATTGCTAGACCAAAAGCGGAGAAAAATATTACTTCTAAAGATCCTAGACTTCAAGGAATTTAAATGAAAAAATATTGTAGTATTTGTAACCACAGGTGTCATTGCGTTGGACAAGGTTATTATGTATCTGGTAACAAATGTGACTCATGTATTTGTGATAAATGTGATTGTGGTGGCGTGAAGCTAGGAGCTAGTGTCAAGAAAACTTTTTGGCAAAAATTTAAAGATTGGTTATTTTAATGTTTGATAGTTTCATGTATAAGTTACTGGGAGCAATTGATAGTTTATTTTCTAAAATAGAAACAGTTGCAGTTAATTTTACATCATGGTTATGGAGTCAAAGAGTTAAAATTTTAAGAAAAAAACGAGGGAAAAAATGAAAAAATGTAAACAATGTGAGAAAGAATTTGAACCAAAAGACGAACTAGATATGTTTTGCGGTCAAGATTGTAAAGAAGAAGCATTAGCAGAACTAGACTCTGGTTCTGATGAGTGTTTATCATGTCAGTAAAAAGACCACTCACTATCTCTGAAGAGGCTTCTGTACAAATGCCAATGAAGACGGTTGCAAGTTTAATAGGTTTAGTTGCAATCGGCAC